ATCGGCCAGAAGGTCTTTCTTGCGCTCCTCAGCCCGTTCAATCGCCTCGGCCAGTTGGTCCCATTCCGCAACCATGCGAGCAGCTTCCACTGTGTCAATCTCAACCCGCTTTGCCGCCAAGTGTTCATCCGGCTTTTCCAATTCAGCCAAATATTCAGCGTAGAATTGGCGCAAGCGCGGCATGTTTTCCGCCTGCCATTCGGCATCCTGCAGAACGGTTTCAAGTTTGTAAGCCTTGGGCGACCATTGGAAAAAATCCCACCGATCAAGCCCAGTGCAAACCATGCTAAACTGCACCTGAGCATAGTAATGCGGCTGGTCATCCAGTGGCGCAAAATCCTTCGCATCGTCGCGCATTGAGAAGGGGCACTTGATTTCCAACCCGCCCCCTTCAATTAGCCCATCAGGTGAACACCCGGCCCAATTTTCATAGGCAATAAAGCCTATGGTTTCGACCTTGTGGCCGGTCAACATTTGGTATTCCGACCGCGCGCCGTCTTCATTGCGGTTGCCGTATTCTGTTGCGATGTTGCCGGTAAACTCGCTTTCCGCGCCGTGGGCATCTCGCACCATTCGTCGCATGGCTTCCGCCCGCGTCATGTAGGGTGCGACCCCCAGGATTGCCCCGACCGTGCTGGCCGTCACCCGGCCCTTGCGCGCCGCAAACCACTCTGTTGACTTCTGTTCCATGTTCTGCAATCCTTGCAATTGGTAATCCTCCGTGCATGTCTGACCGTGGTCCGCTATCGGCTTCACCCCCGATAGCGGGCTTTTTTATGCGCCTTAGAAAGGGATTTCGTCGTCCATCTCAACGCGGCGCTGTTGCGCCATGCCACCACCGCCCGCAGGAGCCTTCTTGGCTTGGGCTGCTGTTGCGGCCTTCACGTCAACGCCCTTGGCCTTCGGGGCCACCGCCGAAACCCAGTTGCCCGTAATTGTTTCGCCCGTCTTCCGGTCTTCGATTTCCCACACCATGCACTTGATAATCATCGGCTTGTTGCACAGGTGCAGGCCCAGATCATCATCGGACGGCTTGCCATCCTTCCGGGCCAACTTGCCCCCGGCATTGGCGTCAATCGCCGCCAGCATCCGCCGCGCCTTGTCGCGCTTTTTGATGCCCGCCGCTTCGTCCTTCGCGCCGGGATCAGTGTCACTGACCCACAGCTTGTGAAAAACCTTGCGGTTTTTGTATTGTTCCGGCTCCAAGACCGACCAGCGCAGGGACAGGTATTCGTTGCCGTCCTTGTCGGCCCATTTTGCCTCGTCAATGATGGCCAGAACATCGCTTTCGTTCGGAATCGGCGCAAGGTTTCCACCCGGCACTTCATAGTCAGTGCCCGTATCTTTTGCGCTTTCGCCGTCGCTCAGGTCCCAAAAACTCATTTTGCTTCATCCTTCTTGTTGGTGTTACTGCGAATGCTGGCAAACGGTGCCAACGCCGGAATGACGTTGCCCAATGGGTTTTCGCCGGGGTGAAACTCCAAAGCATCGGTAATGCCGTAACGGTTTTTTGAAACATTGGATGCAGTCGCATAGCAGATCAATTCGCGTTCGCCCGTGCTGATTGCTTTCTTGCGTTCCCCATCCTCGCCCTTAGTAAAGCTGACCAACCGCACAAAGCCCACAACGTCCACATCGTCCACATAGGGCGGCATCGACTTTGGCGGCAGGCGCAGAGAATATCTCATGTAATCGTCGCTGTCCGGCAAACGCATAGTTTCAACATCGGCATGGGCCACAAAGACAACGTGCATCGCGCGCTTGTCATTCAAGACCCCCGCCGCCTTGCGCACACGCTGATGCATTGCCGCCACCGCGGACACCCCGGCGCCATAGCCGCCGAGGGCTTGGTTGATCGACTTGGCCTTGGGGTCTTGGGCCAGCACATCCGCGATGAACATCCGTTCCAATGCCGTCACGCTGTCGATGACCAATGTTGCATATTCATGCGGCTCATGGATCAGCGCGGTAAGCTGGTCCCAAAGCTGCTGCGCATTGCCCACCATCGGAAACGCATCCGGGCGCTTGTCCATGGCGATGGACTGCAAGCCATCCTCGGCACGGATAAAGATGGGGTTTGGAAATGCAGCGGCAAGGCTTGTCTTGCCCATGCCGCTATCGCCGCAGATCGTTACCAATACTGGCCGATCCTGCGGGGTGGAGATTGTCTCCATCAGGCTCATTTTTTCCTCTTTCTGGCCACTGGCCACTGTGGGGCAGGTGCCCACGCTCTAACCTGCCCCTTGACCTTATCGGCAAAACTGTTGCAATGTCAACAGGACGTTGTGGAAGGATCAACAGAAATGACGCTTGAGGAAATCATCGAGGCTTTGAGGGACCGAAACCTTGTTATCGTATCGGAACGAACGGGCATTCATCACAACTCGCTTGTGGCCCTAAAGAAAGGCCGGGTGAAGAACCCGCACCAAAAGACCCTGGACGCTTTAGCTGCGTATCTGCGTCCATCGCAAGGCGTTGCGCCATGATCATGCCAAAGCTGGACGCCGCTATGGTGGCAGTAGGCGAAAGCATTGCGGCGCATGAATGGGCCACATGCGCCATGATGGACGCCGTTTTGCAAGATGCGCGCATGGGCAACCCGTTGCCTGTCATGCTTGATATTGCGGAGGATGCGACGTGGTGGGCACAAAACGCATTGCCTCTGGAACTGGAGGGCTACTTGGCCGCAATAGTTCGACATCTGCCTGAGACGCCGCTGCATATGAAAAGCCGAAAGCGGATTATGGCTGCGATGTGGAAAGCCATGCCGCAAGGTGACAGGGAAGCGTTTTTGGAATGGACAGCAAAACAATGACGACTGATTTTTCTGACTTTGAAAGTGACTTTCTGCCGCCGCAAGATCCTGAACCGCCCAAGGATGACGGCAAGATTGCCCCGCCTTTTCCGCTTTCCGGCTTGGATATGCTTTCGCCGCCCGGATTTGTCGGCCAGGTTGCCGCTTGGATTGACGGTCAGTGCCGTTATGCGCGCCGCCGTTTGGCAGTTGCCAGCGCGATTGTTGCGGTTGGCAACATAGCCGGGTTGCGGCATGAGGATACCCGCGATGGGGTCACGGCGAATATGCTGGCCTTTTGCGTTGCGGCCAGCGCCACGGGCAAGGAAGCCGTGCAGCAGGCCATGGCGCAGTTGCACCATGCCGCAGGCGTCCACTATGCCCTGCAAGGTGGCATCAAGTCTGAGCAAGAAATCATGCGCAACCTGATCGAGCATCAGGCGGCTTACTACATCGTCGATGAAATAGGCATCTTCTTGAGCAAGGTTCGCAACGCCCAGCGCCGTGGCGGGGCTGCGTATTTGGAGGGTGTTTTCGGCGCGATCATGTCCGCCTACTCCAAAGCCAACAGCCGCCTTTTGTTGCAGGGTGATACCAAGCGCGAACTGCGCAAGATTTATGTGCAGGCGCTATCCAAAGCCCAGGATGACGGGCGGGACACGGGACATGCTGAGCGCATGTTGCGGATGATTGATGAAGGGTTGGAGCGGCCTTTTCTAAGCGTCATGGGCTTCACAACGCCCAGCACCTTTGATGGGGTGATGGACGGGGAGACGGCGACACAGGGCTTTGTGGGGCGCGCTTTGATCGTGTCTGAGCCTGACATCAACCCGGCAGCCCGAAAGAACTTTCGCAAAGCGCCCATCCCTGATTTCATGGCAAGCCGCTTGTCACAGCTTTACACAGGAGGATCGTTTGATAGCGGTTTTGGCGCTCGCATCGAGTTCGCCGGCGAGCGTGAGGCAGTCACCACAACGCCGGAAGCCGACCTGATGCTGGATCAGGTTGCAGACTGGTTGCTGGCCTATGCCGATGAGATGGGCGAGCACACGGGAGAGGCATCGGTTGCCATGATCCGGCGCGCTTATGAGATGGTTGCCAAGGTCAGCTTTATCTTGGCCATCCCTGATGGTGTCCGTAGCGCCGAGCATGTTCGGTGGTCCTTCGCCTATGTGCGGGCTGAGGTGGATGCCAAGATTGCCTTGGTTTTCGCCAATGACAACGGCAAGGATCGCCCCGAGGAAGCCATAGCGGCGCGGATTATGAACTTCATTGACCCTGACAAAGGGGCGACTTTGGGCGTTTTGGCAAACCGGGTGCGGATGAAGGCCGACGCTTTGGCCCCGATTCTGGCCAAGATGCAACGGGCCGGAATGATCCGCGAACAAGCCGGCACGCGGGCCTATCGCGGCAAAAAGGTGGCGGTTTGGGTCAAATGATACACGTGATATTCACGTATTTTGCATTAGGTTTACAATGCAACGTGTTGAATCTGAAAGCAAAAACGGAGTCACACGCATCTTAAACATAAACGCCCTAGATACACTCAAAAAGACCCACTAGAGGACCCTATAGGGGTCTCTGGGAGAGAGAGTAGTAGTAGTATAGTATAATGTGTATCTTGCATACCTTTGAGATTCTCTAGCCTTTCCAATCACTTAGCCAACCAAAATTTTACACACCGCCGCATAAGACCGTGTAGCAATTTTTGGGGTTGACGACTGACCGATTTTCTGTAATTTAGGAATAAGATCAACATACAGGATGGCTTGAAATGGAAATAGTTAAAGGTTTGCCGATGCCAAAAGAAAACCCCGCGTGGCCATTTACAAAAATGATTGTTGGGGATTGTTTCCTTGTCCATGATCAAGACAGGTTTCCTGCGGCAAGGGTCTATGCAAACGTGTTCCAGAAGAAACACGGCTTCAAGTTCACCACCCGCACCATCGACGGGGTGCTGCACGTATGGAGGGTCGCATGAAAAAAATGAAAACAAACCAAGATTCGACGCCATACCGCTACGACGCCGTGATCCACATGCCCGACGCCGAAGCCGCCCGCCAGTTGGGCAAGACGGTCACAGTGGTCCGCGCCTATCGCGCCGCGCATCCCGAGTTCGCCTACCGCCCAGCGCCGTTGCCGTTCAGACGCCCCGGCATTGTCACGCTGGAGATGCCTTTGCTTGAGGCGTCACGCTCGGTGAGTGGCCGGGATGGGGTGTTCATGCCCGTGAGCCTGCCCGCACCGCCCCCCGGCATGAATATCAGCTTTGGCAATCGTGAGGTGAGGGTATGATCGCCCTGACCATCATCCCAACCAATTGCTGCAAACCTGAATGGCGCAACCTGTCGCCCCGCGCCCATTGCGATCTGCGCAGCGCCCGCCTTGGCACCGGGCAGGAATATCCGGGCCGAATGCCGCAGATGGCCAACAAGGACGAAGCCCGCGCCCGTATCGTTGATCGGCGGGCGCTGTTGCTGGCGATGATAGGCGACGGCACCAACACCGCCGCACGGATGCGCCAAGCCCTGAGCCGCCCGACATGGCTGAATAACACGCTGGACGCCCTGCTACGCGACGGCATGGTGACATACAGCACCGTTAAGGGCCGCTATGCGATGGTGCAGCCATGACCGCAATCAAGCCGATTGACGATAGCCTGTTTGTGCAGATGTGGGAAGCTGGCGCAACGTCCGTTGCCATCGGGGCGGCTGTCGGGCTGGGCCGCAGTGCGATCTATCCCCGCGCCGCGCTGCTGGGCCTGGAACCGCGTGCGCCGATGTGGCGACCCCACGCCTACACCAAGTCGGTGCCCAAGGTGCGGGCCGTGAAACCCGCCGCGAAACCCGCCGCCGCGCCCGTCTACCAACCCGGCCTGTCGGCTGCGATCCAGCGGGCCGGGGGCAGCGTGGAGCGCCTCGGCAAGGTCGCCACGTCCTACCGGGTGCCATACCGCGAGGTTTTGCAGATGGCGGGGGTGCAGGCATGAGCGGGGCGACGAAGGCAGCGCGGACCGAAGCATGGTCAATCGTAAAGGGGGCAAGCAATGTGGTTTGATGCGCGCGCCAAGCTCGCAGAAATCGAAAGCCGCCCCCAAGCCCACACAGGAGCAGTTGATATGAACCCCGCCGACATACTGGCAACGGCCAGCGAATACGTCACCAAGGACCGGGCCGCGACCCACGGCGACGCGGAAAGCAACTTTAGCCTGATCGGGGCGCTTTGGACGGCATACACGGGCGCGCAGATCGGCGCGGTGGACGTGGCCGCGATGATGACGCTGTTCAAGGTGGCGCGCATCAAGGGCAACCCCGGCCACGCTGAAAACTGGATCGACGCAGCGGGCTATGCAGCCTGTGGGGGCGAGATTGCAACCAACCAAGGGGAGACGGGGAAATGACGGACATGCCGGAACGGATTTGGGCATCAAACTGCATCGACCAGCAGGCATGGTCGCCGTTTGACAACTTGGTTGCCGCAGCGCCCTACGTCCGCGCCGATCTGCCGCCCAAGGTGAAGCCGCTGGAGTGGCAAATCTACGGCGCGGACAGCTTCTTTGCCGAAACGGCGTGGGGCTGCTATTTCGCGCAATGGGATGACGAGATCGGCGCTTTCTTTGCCAGCCTTGAACTTGGTCAACATGAAGACCCGATCATCATCCAGCCGCAGGACGTTGAGACAATGTCGGAAGCGCAAGCCGCCGCCCAAGCCGACCACACCGCCCGCATCCTCGCGGCCTTGGCGCAGCCATGACCCCCACAGCCCGCCAGAGCGCGCTACAGGGGCCATACAGCCCCGCGCCGCTACATCCGGCCACCCA